TATATTTGTCATTTATTAATTTAACCAAGAACAAACTTATTATTAATTTTACGCAAATTACTCTAAAATTTCAATTTCGTCTATTAATAAATCTGGCAGTAAATCTAATTTTGGTTCTTCAATATTAAGAATATCTGAACTATCTAGATTAAAATTTTGATCTGAAATTGTTAATTTTACATTATCAGCATCATCGTCATCACCAGATTCTCTTTTTCTTTGTTCATTTCTCATTGCACTAATTTCTTCTAATCTATCTATACTTTTTGGTGCTGTAATTTGTGATACTCCATTATCACTTTGAACGTAATCTATGTCATTAAAAGTAATGGCGCTTTTTTGTAATTCATCTACAATATGAGATTTTTCTGTAGTTTTTACAGGAGCAATTATAGGCTCATGCGTAACTTCTTCTTTAATTTCTTCAATAACATCTTCCTCAATAGATTCATCCATATAAGCTTTTAATATAGCTTCAACAGGTATACTTTCCCTTAATGTATTTAATATACATTCTTGAACAATTATTTCTAGTTCTCTATAATTTTTTTGAATTTGTAATGGTTCTATACCTACTTGAAATAAATATACATTCTTATACACTTTTCTTGCTACATTAATATAAACTTTATGAATAAAATCATCTAATTTTGGAACGTTAATATCAATTTTTTTTTGTTTCTGGCCTACTCTCATAGCAGTTAAAACTTTTAGCTGAATAATATGAACACATGTTACTAAATCTTCTAAATAATTACATCCTGATTTTTCACATATTCTTTTTCTCTCATTTTCCACTATCTGTTGATTCCACTTTGGAATTCGAGATATTAAATTTTGAAATGTCATTAAATATTTATCCATTTCATTATTATCTTTACATAGTTTAATAGATTCTTCAAGTATAGATTTATAGCCATCAATTACTAAAGGTGTTAATAGAGTAACTAATCTAGCTCCCCATTCATTTTTAGATTCGTGAAGCGCACTTACATTAAAGTCGTCCATTTACATAAAACTTATATTTTCTAAACATAATTCTGAACTTAAAAAAACAAAATTTAATATAAACAACATTAAAAGTTTTTCATTCCTAAATTCACTTCTTATACGATTAAAACAAATTAATAATTCATATCTTTTTTCTGTATTAATTATATTATCTAAAAATTTTGGATTTTCCAATAAATGTAAAATATCTAATGAGCTATAACTTTTTTCATATAGTTTAGTAGATAACAACATTAAATTTTCAATTGAATTTTTTTTCATAACTGATTTTGTAAGCTCTTTTTTAAGCGAATCTAATTTTTGTGCTTTTATGTCTTTCGTATCGAAGACTTGATTTAAATTATATTTATAAAGATTTACTGGTTGAGAATTAATAACTGGTTCAGAAACATATATTTCACAAAATCTTGATAAAATTGGTTTCATTAAATTATATTTATCCTCTGCTACAATAAAAAATCTAGTATTATGACTGAATAATTCTATACATCTTCTCAGTGCTGATTGAGCATCCATTGTTAATTTATCAGCGTTTAGTAATATAATACTTTTAAAGTTGTTCCCACCATTTGAGTTTATATGTGTCTTAGCAAAAAATTTTAATTCTTCTCTTATAAATTTAATACCTTTACCATGTGAACAATTTACATACATAACAAAAGTTTTAATTTGCTCTTTATCGTTGTTATAAATTTTATGGATAAATTCATTAACAATACTACGTTTACCGGTGCCTGTTTTACCATGAAAAAGAATGTTAGGAATTTTATGTATTTTATGAAAGTAATTCAATTTTTCTTTTATATTTTGATGAATATTTAATAACATAATGTTAATATATTTTACGAAGTGTTTTTATATTTAAATAAAACGTATTAATTTATTTATTTAAGTAAGTAATTATTAATAAATTTGTAAAATTGTTCATAACTCATATTTAGTGCCAATTTGTTTTTATCAATTGTAATAGGAGACCCACTTATTTTTAAATCAGATACATCAAACTCGTTTATTCCATAGTCTATAGCAGAATGGAATATTTTTTCAACCTCATCTTCTCTATCTTGATTAATACGAAGGTCTAATGTAATTTTATTAATATCAATACCCATTTCATAAAGCATATCAATAATAGCATTAAATTCTGTATTTGTTAAAGTTCCACACGTATCTGATAAACATATTTTATCTAAATTATTAAAATTATTACAAATTAAACTATATAACTCATTTGCTATATTAAGATTTGAATATTTTCCCTCAAGCGGGCATTCATTTATACATGATACGTATAATTTAACATTAAATTTTTTATAATTTTTATTAACATTGCCATTCTTTAAATCAAATTTACAACTGCTATAATCATGTAAAAATCCTAACATATTATTCAAATTTTGTAAATTTTCTTGTTTTGTTAATTCTGTATTTTTAAATTGAAAACTATTTGAGACTGAAGTAATAAATGAGAAATTAGTTGCTCCAAATTTTATAGCATTTATTAATTGCTCCTGATTAGAAACTAAAATATATTTATTATTATTATCATTAATAGAATTGAACAATTCTTCAGTATCTTTAAGAATAGAATTTATTTTTTTGTCAACACAAGAACCTATTTCAATATTTTCAGGTTCATATTTTTCTAGTATTTCTTGATATATTTGTTTTTTAAAATTAGTTGTATAAATTTGTTGCTTATCATATGTTAAATTTTGTAATACAAGTCTTAATGTAACATCAAAAGGTTTTATGTTGATTATTTTTATAACTCTACTATTATTATATAAATCTAAAAAATAGTTACCACATTTATTCTTATGAATATATTTTAGCATTATTTTAATTAAATATTATTACTTTAAATGTTTTATAAATTAATTTATTAATAATTTATAAAAATTATACGGAGCTAGTTAGTGATTGTGTATATGGATTATTTTTAAATGCGGTTAATATATCAGGATTAATCCTATCACAACCATAACATTCATTATAATATTGTGGAGCACGAATAGCACCGTAAGTTTGAGTAGATGGAGGCAAAGAGCTTAAATTAGAGTAAGCAGGATTAACTCTACCTGAAAATCTGTCGTTGTCGTCTTTAAGATGAACGTTCATTTGTTGATTAAATATTTGAGTTCCACCTTGATTAGGTCTGTTATAAACAGTTTGAGATTTAATATCATTATTATGTTGTCTATATGCAGCATCATAATTCATATCACCATAACCAGTAGCATACCCGCCAGCAGCTGTATAATATTCACTGCTTGTTGTGTCTCTTTGCGTTAAATCAGGTGTATTATAATTATTAACATAAATACCATCTTTTTGTCCATTAATATTGAAATTCAAAGTATGTAATGTAGTTTCCTTAATTGTAGTTGGTGTAGAATCTTGTGGATTATAAACTGGTCCTTTAACGATAGATGATGTTCCGACATCGCCATAAACTCTAACATTGTTAATGGTTTCATCTTTTCTAGTTGGTTTTAAAATATCCATTAAAGGAGCAATAACGGCACCAATAGCTCCGCTAAACCCGCTTCTCATTGTATCTGGTTGTTTAACTGACGAACGATGATTTTCATAATTTGTGTGACTGCGTAAAAATCCTTCTTTATCAGTATGGTCGCCTCTTCCAACCGCCATTCCATGATTGACACATCCTTCTAATGCTTGGTGGCGTTTTGATGGTTCAAAATTTTGTGGAGCAGTAGTTGCTTTCACATCAATAGCACCTGCTGGACCCATATAATCAATGGGAATGTCATTTCTCCTTACAACACCCATCTCTTGAATTGGTCGCAATGTTTCTCCTTTAGATACTCCAGTAGTTGTCAACCAGCGATCCTGTGTATTAATAAAAAAAGTATCTGGTCTTTGTTTTTCAACTCGTCCTAACATTTGAGTTGTAGCTGCTGTTTTAATAATTGAGTCAGCAGGACCTTCGTGACCCAATAATTGATATTCTAATTTCGGATTAGTATCAACTCTTAATTCATCAACTGTCTTAGGCAACCATTTATCTCTTGCTTCCATTCCCGAGTTATAACCACCACTTCCGTTAATACCATAACCTTGATTTAAACCAGGACCAACCATAACAGTGTCAAATGGTTTAACATTATTATTTTTCATTCCAGGATTTACACGAGATTGATAAAAATCACTTTGGTTTGGCATACCGTAAGCCCATTGCATATTTTCTTCAGGTTTAAATAAAGGCGCTTGTTCAATTTTCTTGATAGTTTGAGAACCTGAACCAATCATATTATCTAAAACAGATTCTGTAATATTTATGTCATACTCACGTCCTTTAATTTTACCACCATTAAAAGGAATCATGTTATTATGTTTGAATTGTTCAGATTTTAAGTAGTTACCGGTAAGAGAAAAAATATCTTGTGGATTTTGTCCTACATCTATTCCTTGTCGTTCTTTTTGCTGATATAAGTTTTGATTAAAATATTTATCTGTTGCGACATTTGGATTTGGATAATTTTGAATTGTGTCAGCTAATTGATTAATATTTGTAACGGGAAAATTTTGTGGAGGAACATTTGTATTTGGCAAATAATTTCCAAATCTCTCATTATCTTTTGTAGCTAAATTTGTTTTAATCCCCATATTTACAAAATTTTCTTGCGATATTTTTCTGATTTCTTTTTTAGCACAATCTTCATTTTTTTGATTTGATATTACATACATACCACCTAATGCTATTAAAGGGATTGCTATTTCCATATTTATATATATAGAGTATTATATTTTAATTCGTATATAATAAATCTAAATGTCAATTAAATAAATTTTAATTAATATTTTGACATGAATTAGTTTGAGCACAATTTATAGGACCACCTACATAATTACCTCTAATTAGATTATAACTTGTTGGCAACATATTTTTTGTCTCTTCTAAAACACAATCTCTCTTTGGAGTGAAGTAGTCCTTTTCTAAAATTCTTGAACTTAAATTATTTTGAAATGGAATACATACGTTTGCTTGTGGATTTAATTGTGGATATTCAAAATTATTTTGTTCTAAATCTCTATACCACCAGACTGGATTTGTTGCTCTAGATTGTTCTGTGGTTAATTTATTACATGTTGGATATTGAATAGCTTGATTTGGCACGTTATATTTTTGATATTCATTTTTTCCTAAACAATCTCGGCTTAAAATTCTATTTACACCTCTTAAATCACTTTCTAAATTTATTGTATTGGTTCTTAAATTTGCTCCCCATTTTTGAGGAATAATTTGTGGATCTTCCATATAACAAGGTGTATCTCCGTTTCCTGGAACATTTAATATCCATTTACCAGGATCAGTTGATTGCTGTAATGATTTTTTTGTTCTACAATTGTCATATTTAAATCTTGTAAATGCCATTTTATATATTTATATGATATATTTTAATTTAAATACTTTTAATTTTATATATTAATGGAACTAGTATTAAATGGACCAAAAACCCCTACTTTATGTTTAAATATGATTGTTAAAAATGAAAGTCGAATTATAAAAAGATTATTTGATTCTGTTTTAACTATAATCGATTCTTATTGTATTTGTGATACTGGTTCAACAGATAATACAATTCAAGTTATTGAAGATTATTTTAAAGAAAAAGGAATACCTGGTAAGATTGTTAATGAACCTTTTAAAAATTTTTGTTATAATCGTAATTTTTCTTTACAAGCTTGTATTGGTTTATCGGATTATGTATTACTTGTTGATGCCGATATGATTCTTGAAATAAACAATTTTAATAAATCTATTCTTAGTAAAACCGAAAGCTTAGTTATTCTTCAAGGGAATGACTCATTTTACTATCAAAATTTGAGAATAGTTAAAAATAATGGTTTATATAAATATGTTGGAGTTACACATGAATATATTGATACACCACAAAATAATACAACTATTTGTCTAGATAAAAATGCAATTTTTATTAGAGATATAGGTGACGGAGGTTCTAAAAATGATAAATTCGAACGTGATATTAGATTACTTCTTGACGGCATAAAAGAAGAGCCTAATAATGCACGTTATTATTTTTATCTAGCTAATAGTTATCATGATTCTGGACGGTTTCAAGAAGCTATTAATGTATATAAAAAACGTATTGAATTAGGTGGTTGGAAAGAAGAAGTTTGGTATAGTTATTACAGAATTGGATTATGTTTTAAAAATATGAATAAATTTTCGGATGCTTTATTTTATTGGTTAGAAGGTTATGATTATTACCCAGAACGTCTTGAAGGAATATATGAAATTATTAAACACTATAGAATTTTATCTAAACATAAATTATGCTTAAAATTTTACAATATAGCAAAAGAAATTCTTGATAATGATGAAAAAAGAGACTCTTATTTATTCTTACATAACGACATTTATTCACATCAGATTTATTATGAATATACAATATTTGCTGCATATTGTAATATTACTAATATTAATAAAGAAATTATTACAGTATTTAATAATTCTACTAATGGATTCGAATTAAATAATATTTTATCCAATATGAAATTTTATAAAAACATTTTACAAAAAAAAACATTATTAAATGTTGATAGCAATATCAATTCTGTAATTAATGGAGAGAATGTCAATTTTTTATCTTCATCCAGTTGTTTAATTAAAACACCTAATCACGATGGATATTTATGTAATATTAGATATGTAAATTATTTTATACAACCAAATGGTAATTATATAAATTGTGAAAAACATATTATAACCTTTAATAAATGTATCGAATTAGATTACAATTTTAAAATTATAAATCAAAAATTGTTTGATGTATTATTTGATGGCAGATTATATATTGGAATAGAAGATGTTAAAATTTATTATGACAAATATAAAGATAAAATGATATATATAGGTACTGGTTATCATTCTAATAATAAAATAGGAATTGTTTCTGGTGAATATAATTTAAATCAGAAAAGTTTAGAAATTAATGAATTGACACAAAATTTTAACAATACGCAATGTGAAAAAAATTGGATATTTGTTGATTATAAGTCCGAAACCCACATTATTTATGATTGGCACCCTTTAAGAATCTGTAAACTTGAAAATAATAATATTACTGTTATTGAGACAAAAACTACACCTAAAATATTCTCACGAATTAGAGGGTCGAGTTGTGGATATGTTTATAATAAAAAACTCGGTGTGAATGAAACTGGAAATATTAAAATTGATATTGTAGAATCAGAAATATGGTTTATAAATCATATAGTATCATATGAAACACCTAGACATTATTATCATATTATATCTGTGTTTGACACAAATATGAATTTATTACGTTATTCTGCACCATTTAAATTTGAAGGAGAACCCATTGAATATTGCTTAAGTATTGTTGTTGAAGACGACACAGTATTAATTAATTATAGTGTATGGGATAGAACAACACAAATTGGTGTTTATGATAAAAAATATATCGATTCATTATTATTATATTAGATTAATGATATAAAATATATTTATATTATTAATTATGACTACTTTTGTTACTGCTTATTTAAAAGTATATGATGAAGAATACGATATATCGAGAACATTTGAAAATCGTTTAAAACATTTTATGCGTTTACTGGAACTTGGTATTAATATTTGTATTTTTATTGAACCAGAACTAACAAATAAATTTAATAAACTAGAAGCCAATTATAAAAATCTTAAAGTTATTCAATCATTATCTATAAATGAAATAGAATTATATAAAATTGGAGAAGAAAATCCAGAATTATGTTATTTACCAGATAATAGAAATCAATTAAAAGATACAAAAAAATATATGTTTTTAATGTTAGCAAAGTTGGAATTCTTAAAAAAGACAATTGATTTCAATCCATACAAATCAGATTATTTTTGTTGGTTTGACTTCAGTTTACCGTATATCTTTAAGGATATGAATAACACATTAATAAAAATAAAGAATATATCGAATACTGAATTTAAAGAAGATTTTATTTACATTCCTGGTTGCTGGAATTTTAAAATAAATGATATAAATTATTTAAAAAATAATATTGTTTGGCGATTTTGTGGTGGGTTTTTGATTGGTGATAAAAGAAGTTTAATTCATTTTTATAATATGAGTAACGATTATTTTTTTAAATTTTTAAATGAAACAAAAACTTTGGTTTGGGAAGTTAATTATTGGGCTTGGTTGGAAAATAAATGTTTAATATCGCCTACATGGTATTTAGCTGACCATAATGATTCTATAGTTGATATTCCACATAATCTAATATAAGTTAGATGTATAAATAAGGTCCGTTTCCTTTAACATCTACATCATTTTTAAATGGTTCTACGTGAATATTCAATCGTTTTCCATATACATTCCAATAAAATTTACAATTTTCACCATAAACAACAAATTGGTTATTTAATACTTCGCTTGAATTTAATATATTAATTTTACCATTATAAATAGGTGTTATTTGAATAGTAAAATCAATTGCAAATTTATCAACATAATATGGAAGTTCAATAATAGTAGATATATTGTTAGTAATTTCTCCAATACCTCTATAATATACACCTGCTTCTGGTCCTTCTAAACAGGCATGTACTAAATATTTATCTTGATGTATAGGATGATTTATAATAAATGATTTTGCACCAGTTGGTCCAGGTTCACCAGTTGGCCCTCTACATCCTCTTCCAGTGGGGCCAGTATAACTTTCTCCAGTAGGTCCAGTCCATCCTCTTTCTCCAATGCCAGCAGGCCCAGTTGGACCTTGTGGTCCGGCTGGACCTTGTGTTCTTAAATCGCAACATTTTTGTGCACCTAAATATTGTGGATAATTAGCATAATACCTTGACATTATATATAATAATTATAATAAATTATTATTTATACATTAATTATTTGTAGTAAACGTTCTTTATCGATATTGTCATAATCAAATAAATATTTATTACACCATTCAGTATTCTCATTTGTAGGAGAAACATATAAATTTAATTTATTTCCAATATATCCATTATCAATCAATTCTTTTTCTGGAATAACATAAAATTTTCTATTTTTACAATGTAACCAATACAAATCGTTATCTCCTTCTTCATAACTTTTATTAGCAGTATAATCTAATTTTACCAACTGATTAGAATATGCTTCACTTATTAAGATACATTTTTTTTTGGGAAAATATATCTTGAACTTGTTTATATTGTATTATATCTTTATATTGTTTTGTAAATATATAATAAAATTAGGGGAAATCAAACTATGAGGAGGGGAGTTGTGCTAAACAGAGCTTTATCTCACCCAGACTGGCAACATTATACTTAACAACCAAAGGCAAATCGTTCTCAAGATAGACTTCAATTTGTTGACATAGATTAGTACACTTAATAAAATAACCCAAATTTTTTAGAGAAAATTCACCTTGAATAATTTTACACGAGTCTTGCTTCAAAGTAAAAGACATCGACCCATCAGATTCGGCTCTATGAATTTCAGCAGAAGCAAATTGACCTGAACATTTAAAAATTAATTCATTCCCAACAGATTTTATTTCAAGTTTATCTGAAATACAAGTTAAATCACGAATAATTTTTTGAAAATCAGTAGAGGGCAAATTAATAATAGATGAAAAAGTTACATCAGGATATTGTAATTCTTCAGGATCAGGTTCAATTAATCTCAATTTTTGAGTCTTACATTGTTTAATTTCACTATTCTCATATTTAAGTGTTAAATAAGAAACTATACCATCTACATAATCTGAATTTTCAATATAGATGGTTAATGTTTCTTCATTTTCAATAGTGTTAATTAGCTTAAAAAGATGAAACATATTAACACCAATAATAATTTTATCTTTTTTACACTCATAAAATTCAAAATTTTGTGCTGATAAAAATAAATGTACCAAAACAGTATGTGATTTGTCCATATTAATAATTCTCATTCCATCTGGTTCGAATGTGATATTCGTTTCTAATAAAATATCTTTTAAAGCCGTCATTAATGTTCTAAATGGAGCGATTTGAACAGTCTTAATTGTTAAGACGTTTCCTTCAGTAGATGTTAAAACTTGGTTGTTATTTGAAAATGCTGACATTATAATAAATTTTAGGTTTAAATCTTTAAATACTTATAAGTTTAAATATTTAACGCACATTAAAATATGTATAACAAATTTTTCATTAATTTACTGGAAATAATTCCAAATTAGTATGTATAAGGTGTAAATACAATTTCTAATGTTCCGTGTAACAATTGATTTATTTTATTAATAAAAATATTTACGAATTCAGCATTATATACACGTCCTTTTGTTGTACTAAAATATAATTCATCTAGTAATTTTGTTATTCTTTTTGGTAATAAATCATCTATTTCAATGTGTTCAATAGAGTGTAATGTCCAAAAACCAAATTTTGTAAAAATATAACTATAGTCTATTATGGCGTTTTTTTGTTTAATAATTTTCAATATGTCTTCTAAACTTGGATAAAATTTTGATGAAGTTGGATGACTATGCCACACGATTTTATTGTAATTTTCATAAAGACAATGTTTTCTAGATTCACCCTGGATAAAAGGCACTTCATGCTGTTTGACAATATATCCCGATGTGTCTTTTTCAATTGTTCCACATTCTTCATAATCTGTATTGCTATCTATTGTTTTTTCTTTAATAAAATCAATAATCTCTCCAAATCTATTTGCTGTAAATATAGTTTTCCCCCCACCTATTTTAACTTTAGGAACTCGCCTAGTTCCGCGACCATGCTTTACTCTTGCCTTTTTTGCTAAAGTTAATGCCTTAGATTTAGGTTTACAACCTTTTTCTAAAATATTATAATCAACTGCAGCAGCTTTACCGGCTGTAATAGAACTTGCTAAACGAGCTACTCCCCATGATTGAGCTGTTTGATTTGGTCTTGAGCCAGAAGAATAATATGCTCCAGCACCTTTATTAATAATTTTTGATAAAGCTGATTTGGAACATCCAGTTGCCTTTGCTAATTCATTTGTAGCACCAATTTTATCAACATGATACATTTTTTCTGCCTTGATTATATGGTTAGATTTTTTTGACTTAAATGAAGCTACTTTGGGTCTAGAATGATAAATTCCTTTCTTATAAAGACGACGAGATTTCATAAGCTGTTTACCTTGGCGTTTTCTGTCTTTACGTGTTAAACGCTTGGGTAAATATCGTAAATTAATTTTCATATATTATACAAATATTTTAGATTTATTTACATAAGACAAATAAATATTATGTTATATTAATAATTTTATATGTTTTTCACTTAAATATATTTAAAAACATTTAATTACTAATTATAATGTCAGAACCAAAACGAAATGATTGTCTTTCTACGGTTGAAAAACTTTATGAAAAATATAAGGATAATGAATATATGTTACAGAGAATATATAATCATGTTCATGTTTACTTACCAAATACACTAGAAAATGAATCAAAAAATCGTGAAAAACGTCAAAACCTTAATTTATATCTATCTGAAGAACAACAAATATTTATGCAAGTTTTTTTAAGTAAAAATAACTATTTTTATCTTTCTAATAACAATTTTTATTATGAATATAATGGTAAAGATTATTTTATAGTTAAAGAAGACGATATTATTCATAAACTTCTCTCCACCATATCCAAAGATAGAATACTTTTACAATGGAAGCACAAAACTAAAGCTAATATTATCAAACAAATTAAAGAAAGAAATTTGTTTTTGTCAATTCCAGAAACTGATACAATTCAAAATATTTTAAACGCACTTTATCCTACATTTTTTTCTTCTAAAAATTCAGCCAAATATTTTCTAACCATTATTGGTGATAATATACTTAAAAAAAATTCTGATTTAACCTTTATGACAAGTCAAAAAATGAGACAATTTTTAGATGAATTAGAATCTGTTGCTATATCTTCAATCGGCAATGTAAATGTTTCTTATAAATTTGTAACTAAATATCATGAGACACATACTTTTAATAATTGTAGATTAATCAGAATGAATGAAAATTTTTCTAATGAATATTGGAGAGAACTACTCAAAAAAATTGGCTTAAATTTATTATGTGTAGCAGCACATTATTCTAATAGACATATTAGTTCTGATAATTTCTTAAATACTAAATCTGATGACGAACTAGCTAATTATTCTTACACACTTAAATTCACAACAGAAAACGGATTAATTGATAAATTTATAGAACAATTTGTTGAAAAAACATCTAATGATTTTAAAGTTGAGTGGAAAAATTTGCATTTTGTTTGGAAACAATTTCTCTCTAGTAATAATTTACCTAATGTTATTTTTTCTAACAATTTAAAAAATTACTTGAAAGAAAAACTTGAATTTGAAGAAGATACTGATTCATTTATTGGTATTACAAGTAAATATTTGCCTTTATATAAGGATTTTATACAATTTTGGAATGAAACTATTTCTATTTGTCATTCATCTGATTTTGAAAATGAAATTGAAATTGAAGAAATATCTTCTTTGTTTAAATTATGGAGTAAAAATAAAAGCATGTTATCAGAAGAAAATATTATTAAAATTTTAAAACATTTTTTTGTATCTGAAATTGTTGAAGATAAATTTATATTAAATGTTATATCATCTATTTGGAATAAATCAAATGATATTGAAAATTCAATTTTTTATATTAAAGAACAAATTAAATCAAACCATAAACTTTCACTAATTAGTTTTGATGATCTATATAATTTTTACCATAAATATTGTAATAATAATTCCATTAAATTTATTGTTAGTAAACGATATTTTGAAAAATATTTATATTATAAATTTTCGGAGTATATTGTGTACGAAAAATTTATTAAAGTTGAATGGGCTGAAAACTAATTGTAGTATCTTCAGTTAATTTACACACCAATTATTAGTTGAGTTGGATATAAAACATTTTATAACATTATTCAAATGTTTTATTTAACCAGAGTTGCCAGCAACAAATTGAACATCATCGCCAGATGTGCTTACGCCTTTACCATCATATGAAGAAGGAGATAATACACCTCCTGGAGGCACGCCTCCTCTCATCTTTCTACTTTTACGTCCTTTGTGAAATAACTTAAATTCACCTTTTTTAGCAACATAACCAAGTTTTTTAAGATGCTTAATAGTTTTTTTTCCAGAAGCATGTTTTCTTTTTGACACGATACGACCATGTTTATTCTTCATTAAATGATTTTTGGTTAATCCACCAGATGTTTTTTTTGCGGTTCCATGCCACACTTGAGCGCGAGTTCCTATAGTTTGCATTATAAAGTTAATTGAGAAAATATTTTATAACGCAAATTAAAATCTATTTACTGGCGGCATTCCACTTCCACCAGGCATTCCTTCCATTTTACCTAAATAATTTACATTTAATGGTTTACCTAAATAAAAGTTGCCAAATTGAGTTTTTCCTGATATTCTACTAATCCTTTGTATATTTTGTGAGTAACCATCCAATTTTAATACTTGCGATAATCTCATTTTAGCTGATAAATTTGAAAAATTTGTGTTTGATGTATGAATTAATTTATAGTTTTTTGGGTTTAGTTCAATACAATCAGCTAAATTACAATTTAATTTTAATGTGTCTGTAACATAATATGACATTAGTATATATATATTTTATTAATTTTTTATAAAATTGATTTTAAAAAATAAGTTAAAAGTAAAACTACATATTATACTAACAATGAGCACTAACGACACTAATACTGATTTGTTCTTTGATGTTCAGCAGAAAACTGATAAACAACATATTTTGGATAATCCAGATACATATATTGGTTCTGTTGAAACTATCGATACAAATATGTGGATTATGAGCGAAGATAGTGAGAAAATTGTTGAAAAAAATATAAATTATATACCTGGTTTATTCAAATTATTTGATGAAGGTATTGTTAATTGTCGTGATCACGTTGTGAGAATGAAAACCAAAGTTGACTGCAATTTAGAGAACGCATTACCTGTAACTCATATTGATATTAATATTGAGTCTGATGGTTCAATTACTATGATTAATGACGGAAACGGTATTGATGTAGCTCAAAAAGATGGTGTTTGGATTCCTGAACTCGTATTTGGACATTTAAGAACTTCGACTAATTATAATAAAGATGAAAAAAAAATTGTTGGAGGCAAAAATGGGTTTGGTTTCAAACTTGTTTTGATTTGGTCTAGTTATGGTAGAATTGAAACAATTGATCATATTCGTGGATTGAAGTATATTCAAGAATATAAAAATAACTTGGATGAAATTTGCAAGCCTTCAATTACTAAATACAAAAATAAACCATATACTAAAATTACTTTTAAACCCGATTTCTCAAGACTTGGTATTTCTGGTTTATCCCTGGATATGATATCGTTGCTTAAGAAGCGTGTTTATGATATCGGTGCTGTAACTGATAAGAATATTAAGGTAAAATATAACAATGAACTTATTCCAGTTAAGAATTTTGAACAATATATTAGTATGTATATTGGCGATAAATTATCTGCTCCAAGAGTTTATGAAGATAGTCCTGAAGGACGATGGGAATATGCTGTAGCTCTTACACCATCAGATGAATTTGTTCAAATTTCATTTGTTAATGGTATTCACACATCTAAGGGTGGAAAGCATGTTGAATATATTTTGAACCAAATTGTTAGAAAATTAGTTGATTTTATTGAAAAGAAAAAGAAGATCAAAGTAAATCCTAATACAATTAAGGAACAATTAATTTTGTTCCTACGTTGTGATATTGAAAATCCTGCATTTGATAGTCAAACCAAGGATTATATGAATACTCCTTCATCTAAATTTGGTTCCAAATGTGAAGTAAGCGATAAGTTTATTGAAAAAGTTGCTAAGATGGGTGTAATGGATGCTGCATTACAATTAACTGAAGTCAAGGAAACTAAAGCTGCTAAAAAGACTGATGGAACTAAAACAAAATCTGTTAGAGGAATTCCCAAGTTAACGGATGCTAATTGGGCTGGCACTGAAAAATCTAAGGAATGTATGCTTATTCTTTGTGAGGGAGATTCTGCCAAGGCAGGTATTCTTTCAGGATTATCATCAGAAGATCGTAACATTGTAGGAGTATATCCTTTAAAAGGTAAGCTACTAAATGTTCGCGGTGAACCTGTAAAGAAAATTGCTGATAATAAAGAAATTTCTGAAATCAAGCAAATTCTTGGTCTTGTAACTGGAAAGAAATATTTAAATTTAGAAGACATAAATAAAAACTTAAGATACGGAAAAATTTTGTTTATGACTGATCAAGATTTAGATGGTAGTCATATTAAAGGTCTTGGCATCAATCTATTTTCGTGTGAATGGCCTACACTTTCGCAAATTCCAGGATTTATTGGATTTATGAATACTCCAATCTTGAAGGCAAAGAAAGGTTCTAATGAATTACATTTCTATAATGAAGGAGAATTTGAAGAATGGAAAAAACAACATGATGTCAATGCTTGGATTATTAAATATTACAAAGGTTTAGGAACCAGCACTGGTAAGGAATTCAGAGAATATTTTGAGAATAAAAAAATTGTTGAATTTCAGTTTAGTGGTAAGGAATCTGATGACGCAATTGATATGGTATTTAACAAGAAAAGAGCTGATGATAGAAAAGATTGGTTAAAAATTTATGACAGAGATGCTTACCTTGATACTAGCAAAAAAAATGTATCTTATGAAGAATTTATCAACCGCGAATTAATTCACTTCTCTAAATATGATTGTGATAGAAGTATCCCTAATCTTATGGATGGTCTTAAGATTTCTCAAAGAAAAATTTTGTTTGCTGCTTTTAAACGCAATTTAAAGACAGAAATTAAGGTAGCACAATTTAGTGGTTACGTTTCCGAGCATTCTGGTTATCATCATGGTGAAGCGAGCTTAAATGCCGCTATTGTAGGAATGGCTCAAAATTTTGTTGGTTCAAATAATGTTAATTTGTTTGTTCCTAATGGACAATTTGGTACTAGATTACAGGGTGGAAAGGACAGTGCGTCTGAAAGATATATCTTCACCTTATTGAATACAATTACTAGAAATATCTTTCAGCAAACAGATGATAATGTTCTTGAATATTTAAATGATGACGGATTATCTGTTGAACCAATTTATTATGCACCAATTATTCCAATGATTCTTGTCAATGGTTCCAAGGGTATTGGAACTGGCTTCAGCACTGATGTCATGTGTTATAATCCATTACAAATTATTGATTATTTACAAAATAAGTTAAAATATATTGAACCTAATGTAAATGTGGTTGAAGACAATATTGACTTTATCCCTTATTATGAAGGGTTTAAAGGTCAGATTACTAAATTATCTGATGATCAATTCTTGATTAGAGGAACATATGAAAAACTTGGTGTTGATAAAATTAGAGTTATTGAATTGCCCGTTGGGTTTTGGACTGAAGACTTTAAAGAATTAATTGAACATTGGTGTAATCCAGGAGAAGATAAAGATAAGAATAAAATTCCAGCTATTATCAAAGATTATGAAGATATGAGTAAAGATACAAATGTTGATTTTACTATTACATTTGTGAAGGGTAAATTAGAAGAATTAGAAAAATCTAATGGAGAACACAGTTGTAATGGTCTTGAGAAATTGTTGAAGCTTTATACGACTAATAGAACAACCAACATGCATTTATTTGATGCTAATGATACATTACAAAAGTTTGATAAAGTATCTGATATTATTGATTCTTATTACGATGTAAGATTGAAGTTGTATCAGACTAGAAAAGATTATATGATTGAAAGTTTGGAACGTGAATTGATGTTGCTTACAAATAAGGCTAAATATATTAAAGAAAATCTTGATGGAACTATTGATTTGCGTAAAAAGAAGAAGGAACAAGTTGTAGAAATGTTACAAACTAAAGGATATGATATTATTGATAATGACACAAATTATCACTATTTGACGAAGATGCCAATGGATTCAGTAACTGAAGAAAATGTTTATAAACTAAATAAGGAACACGGTGATAAGCAATCTGAATTAGAAATGGTTAAATCTACAACTATTAATAAGATGTGGTTGAATGAATTAGAAACTTTAAAAGAACAATACATTGAATACAAAGAAGAAAGAACAATATCAATGAATGGCGAGGATTCTAAACCAAAGAAGAAAAATGTTACAAAGAGTGCTGTAAAAAAAGTTGTAAAGAAACAAACTTTGCTTGTTGAAGATGATTAAATATATAATTTGTATAAATGACTTTATAATTCTTTAACTAGAGAAAAATAAAATTAAGTTTGCTAATCCTTTATATTGTTGTTCAATACTTCTGTTATTTTATTTTCATCATAATTCTCTCTACAATCTATAAATGAAAATATATTTTTGAGATTATTTCTATCAAACATTTGTTCAAAACTAGTTAGATAACACCATTCTTTATTTTTTAATCCAAAATCTATTAATTCTTTAGTATTTTTATGTAAATAATTAAAAGCCATTTTATTACCTTTAAACCAACCACTATTACTTTGAGCTGTTAAATTTCTCCTTACTTGTATTATTATTTTTGTTTGAGGAAATAATTCTTTAAAATCTGTAATATAATTTATATTACCAGAGTCATATCTTATTTCCTTAAATCCCCAAACATTTGTTGATTCTGAACTTTTAAACATATTTATTATCAGTATTTGTATCATTTTAACCATTTGATTTAGATTATAAGAATTATACCATGATGGTTTTACATTTTTACTTAATATATCTTCAAATGTAGCTGGTTTTAAATGACCTGGAACATAATCTTTTGTAGTAGTCTTTAATCTTCGATAAAATTCAAGTAGAGAATTAATAGCACCATAATTCTCTCCACATATATTAGAATTTGGTATTGTATTTATTAAACGTTGCATTGTTGTTGAACCTGAACGACCTGTTGCACATATCAACACTATTTTATCATTCATATTTATAAATATTAGTAAGTATTTTAAAATTAATATTTATCCGTAACTTCTAAAACCAACTCTTAAATTCAAGTTGTCTATCAGTATTTGATGATTGAACTGGATGAGCAATTGGGACAACTAATGTACTAACATCGTCCATATATTTCATATATCCTTGAGCCTCACTATATACTTGTTGTATACAATAATTTAATACAATTTTATTAAGCTCTTCAATTTGTTGTGGAATATTAGATGGTTTATTTGCTGAATGTTGTAAGAAAACACTTCTCATTACAATTTTAATGGAATCATAATCTTGATGACCAATAACATATTGACCATTTGATATATTATAAACACCTGCTCTTATTCCATTTTGAATTATTTGAATATTTTCTCGAGAGAAAAAAGCATGTGTTAAAGGAGTTTCATCCCATAGACCTTCAGTAGCATTCCTAAATGTTACACATTGGTTAGCAGGTATTTTATCATACATTTTAAATAATGCTGAAGTATTTGGTGATTTTATATTTACACGACCATTATTTACTTTATTCATTTTATAAAATAAGCAAATAGAAAAATTTATATCTATTTATTTTATATCTATTTATTTTATATGGAAGGTTTTCAAATATTTATTCTTTCTGCTGCAATAATTATATTAATTATTGCACTTATTATTATAGGAATTGCTCTTTCGTCAGCAAAAAATCCTATTTGGCCACCAATGACTCCTGATTGTCCTGATTATTGGATAATGGATATGGACATCTCTGGAAATAATCCAACTTGTACTAATATAAAAGATTTAGGAACATGTCCGCCTTTAGGTGATAAAAAACATTTAACAATGGATTTTAGTACTCCTGCCTTTACTGGTTCTAATGGTTTATGTGCTAAATATACATGGGCAAATAAGTGTAACATTTCATGGGATGGTATAACTTATGGTGTTGATAATCCTTGTCAAACCACTACTACATCTTAATTATACAATAAAACAACTTTATCATTTACATCATGATTTCATTATGTATTTTTGTATAAAAATAATTATGAAAAATACAGAGAAATTTTGTTACATTTTTTATCTAAACGTGATTTGTGTAGAAATCTACATAAAAAGATTATTATTAAATATATAAAATGGAAGAATTAAATATTAATAAAATTTTAAATAGAGAGCAACAAGAAAAAGATATAAAAAATATTCTTAAAGAATTTGAAAATAATAAAAATAACTTATTATTTAAAAAGGGTATTTATGTTTATGGAGATCCTGGAACAGGTAAAACAACCTTTGTATCTAATATTCTTAAAGATTTGAATTATGATATTATTAAATATGATGCTGGTGATATTAGAAACACGTCAGTAATTGAAGATATTACAAAACATAATATGTCCGATAAAAATATTATGAGTTTATTTAACAAACAGATAAAAAAAATTGCAATTATAATGGATGAAATAGATGGAATGAATAATGGTGATAAGGGTGGTATAAATTCTCTTATTAAATTGATTCGTCCTAAAAAAACAAAAAAACAGAAATTAGAAGAAATAACTATGAATCCTATTATATGTATTGGAAATTATCGTATTGATAAAAAAATTAAAGAGTTAATGAAGGTTTGTAATACTATTGAGCTTAAAACCCCTAATAAATTTGAAGTTTCTAATATTATTAGAAAATTAATGCCTTCTATTGATAGTGAAATTCAAACCAAACTTATTTCTTATGTTCAAGGCGACCTTAGAAAACTTAATAATATGTATAATTTAAATAAAAATAAACCTGAACTTTTTACATGTGAAATCTTAGAAGATATTTTTCAAATTAAATCTTATAATGATGACACCAAAAAGATTACAAATAAACTATTAAATGAATATTTACCTCTTAATGAACATAATAATATTATGAATGAAACTGACAGAACAAGTGTTGGATTATTATGGCATGAAAATATTATTGATACTATTGAAAAACTTGATAAAAAACAATCCATACCTTTTTATATTTCACAACTTGACAATATATGTTTTGCTGATTATATTGACCGAATTACGTTTCAAAAACAAATATGGCAGTTTAATGAAATGAGCTCACTAATAAAAACATTTAAAAATAATAAACTATATCATGATACTTTTAAAAACAAAAATAAATGTAATCAAAACGAAGTTAGATTTACTAAAGTTTTAACAAAATATTCAACCGAATATAATAATTCACTTTTTATACAAAGATTATGTCAAAAATTAGGAATGGATAAAAAGGATATGTTTGGATTTTTTATTGAACTTACCAATAATTATGAAATTTCTGAAATTATTAATATTCTTGAAAACTGCGAAATTAGTAAGTTAGATATTAATCGTATTTATAGGTATATCGAAAAATATATTAAAGAAAATGCTACTGGAACCTCCGATAAAGAAGTTGATGATGAAGAAGAATGTGATTATGATGAATTGGAATAATATTTTTTTGTATAAAAATCTAATCAAATAAGTTTTTGAATTTACACCCTTGAAGATTTACAATGGGACAGAATAATATAATTTTACATAAAAAATATATAAAATTATATTTTTATCTTACTCTAACAGACACAGACTTTTCACTTTTTGAACGCTCGATTTCAGATAATCTTGCATTTCTCTTTTCTTCCCAATTAGAAATTGATTGTTCATCAATTTTACATTCTAAATGGCTACTATAATGTTGAGGAGAAGTATAAAATAGAGTATTTGAACCATTTTTACTCCTGCATTCTCCTGTTACTAACATGACTTTAAAAAATAAATCTTCATCACATGAACCTACTATATAATTTAAATATTCTCCTGTCTCAGCATCCCTAATACGATTACCTGTTCCACTGGAAGTATAAATATCAATTTTCTTGTTATAACTTTTCCCATCCTTTTTAAAAGCCTTTCGATAAATAACATTATATCCTTTATCTATACGCTTTACATTTTCAAATGTATTATTTACATTATTTTCATCGTCATAATTAAGGTCTGCTGAATCCCATAAATCATCTCGGTACATTATATTTATTTATACTATATGCTATATATTTATCTTTAAACCATTTTATACAATATTTATTGTTTGACAATTATTACCTAGTTCTATTTTTTTTTCATCCTTACGTTTTTCTATCTGTCCTTTAATCAGTTGTGTAATTTTATTATTAAGATACAATAGCTGTTGTTTTAAATTATTATTCTCAAACATTAATTGTTGTATTAACATCTTTTGATCATTTAGTTGTTTTTCAATCATTTCTGGATTGTTCATTATTGTTATTTTAGTGATTAAATTATCATAATCTGCTTGCTGTTTCATTAATTCTTGCATCTTATTCTCTCGGTCTATTTTAATTTCTGCCAATTGTTTTTTTACATCTGGTTTATGGTCTGGTTTACCTGGATCATATTTATCTAATAAAGCATCTATATCTTCCATAAAAAATTTTAAAATATCTGGCTCTAAAACTAAATCCTTCGGAAATAATGATGTTTCATGAATATGTGGATTAGGAGTTTGTTTTAATAATTCTTTTTTATCAAACGAGTTATGATTATGAGAAAATACCAAGATAGATTTTATTGATTCTAATTGAATAAAAGGCACAGTATAATCTTTTAAAAATTTTCGCTCTTCAGCTACAGAAGATTCTTCATCAAATTTTGTTTCTTTTAGTAACTCTCTTTTAAAAGCAAATGTTGCTGCGGTTGCGTGATTTGGACCATACGGACCAAATTGTAATATTTTATTTATATGTTTAAAATAAATACACACAGCACTAGAACCTGCACACATAGCTTTGCTTCCACGTAATTTTTCTACAGCATGTTTTACTCTATCAGGAGGGTAATAATCATCATCATCCATATAAACAATAATATCACCTGTTGCATTTTCATTTGATAAATTTCTTTTTTTACCAAGTGTCATTTTTTCATCATACTTAAAATATTTAACATAAGGTAAATGAGCTACTAGATCTTCAATTTTATCTGTTCCATCATCTATAATAATCCATTCCATTTTATCTCTTGGATATGTTTGATTTTCAAAACATTTTATTATTATAGGAATAAATGGACGTCTATTAAATGTTGGAGTACATACGCTTACAAAAGGATGTTTTGACAATTTTTTATCTTTACCCATTTAAATTACTTAAATAATATTTATTTAAGTAAATATTATTTAATTGTATTAAATTTATTGTTTTCATAATTTATTATTTTTATATAATTTTCACTATACAAAATCGGTGTTCCAAAGGCACCTCATTTCGTGAAATGTTAAAAGGGGCATTTTCAATGTTTTCTGTTTTTTCTTGTTTTTTTTTTATTTCTCCTTGATTTTTTAGTTCTTGATTTAATTCTTGATTTACCCCCTATTTTTTTTATAGTTTCATATAAATTTGTTGGATTCCCTGGTTCTTCTAAACCGTATAACATTATTTTTTGTTTCATTTCAGTCGGCAATCTTGTATTTTGCGTGGCTAAACTAACATTTCTTGTAAATTTAATATTTTTTTCTTCATTTGCTAGCCTATTTTCATTTAATTCATTCATATAGTCTTGTGCTTCTCCTAAAATGTCATCATCAATCCAATCATCATGATGAACATCCTCTTCAACTAATTCTTGTTCTCTGTTTCTAATAACTATTTGTAACATATTTTTAAGTTGTCTTAATGTTGTTAGTTCATTTAGGTCATTAGGTTTAGGATATGTATTTTGTCTAATAAACTCTATTATTTCAGTTTTTGTAGAATACTTACTCATATAAAAACACAATATAAAATTTACAGATTTACATATATTTTCCTATTTTTTTTAATTGTTTTGTTATATTATCCCCACCTTTTTGACCACCAAACCAACCATGTTTTTGCCCATTTTTATCGCCAGGACATGTTTTAATTGCTTGGTCGTAACTTACCAATTTTGATAAATTAGTTTCTTCAATAGGAGTAAAAATATTCATTCGTATTATTCCAAAATATATTAATACTAGAGTTACACATAAAAATATTCCAGGAATAACTCCCAAATGTGAAAACGCTGATAATAATACAACTATACTAATAACACATATAATTGTTAATTTATAATGTTTTAATGTTTCTTTTATTATTGATAAACATGATATTTGTTTACCATTCATTATAGCTTTCATTAATAATGTTGAAATTATTGAATTATGAAAAAATAACATCGGTAACATAGAAACAATGGGAAACCAAAAAATAATTATAAAAACAAATAGCATTGATAATGCTGCACCATAAAACCAATTTACAGTGCTAAAAATTGTAACATCTTCCCATTGTGGTTTTCCATTATCTGTATCATTTTTATTTGTTTTAAAGAACCACGACATATTAGCAAACCATACATATATGAAATAAAGCATATTTATGAAAATTCCAAAAACATATAAAAATATAAAAATAATTGGTCCAATCCCTATAATAACGGGTTCAATAAATGTTTGGTTCATTAAATTCATAATGGTGTTAATTGCTGAATAATTAAATTGTAATATTGATTCACAAATTGAAATTAAATAATTTGCTAAAAAATAAGATGAAGGTTTTTCTTTATAATTTTTAAATATTTCGATAAGTTTATGTTTTGAATTTATATCGTAAGGTATTTCCATTTTCATAGACATTTCTGGTTCAGTAAATGTTGTAAAAATGTTTGTTTGTATTGGACTAGGATTAATTGTTGGTTGAGTATCAGTATAAGGAGAACAATTTGATTGAGACGGTAAAATATTAGATTGTGCTATTTTACACATAAATAATATTAAGGAACTACCCGAAAAATAAAGTAAAATTTTTACAATAGCAACAGCAACCGAAATAATAAATGCTACTACTTTAGAACCATTTATTTCTGTTGAATTGGAAGATGAATTGGAAGATGAATTGGAAGATGAATTTGTTTTTTTTTCATCTATAATACTAGTATCATTGGAATCAGACATTACTTATATTTAATTGATATAAAAAATTTAATATCAATTTATTATATGAAATTTAATATGTTTTTACCATTAATTGCGTTAATTTTATTATTTGTTATTTTAAATATGATTAATTATTTAGTTAAAAAAAACTACATTGTTGAATGTTTTACAGATGGGACTATTCAAGAAAGTTCCAAAACTAGTCATACAGTTAATTTGCCATTAAATACAACATATAGTTGTAAAAATTTTTGTGGTCCTAATTCTCGTTGTGCAATAACTGGTCAACAATGTTTTTATGATATTGATTGTCCTGGGTGTCAACCATATTCACCGCCACTTTCAAAGACAACAGGTTGTATCCCTGGTAATAATGATGCTGGAAAATTAACATCAGGAGTAACACCCACGTATTCTCCATTAACAAGTGGTTATGGAACTAAAGAGCGTGTAATTACAAAAGATTTATATGCTAAACCGTCACAAGCGAGTTTTGGTTCTGATACTTGGGGTCAATCATTTAATGAAGGACAAGAACTATATAATAAACGTTATAAGCCTAATCAACTACAATTTATGCCTAATTATCCTGCTATGTATAGTATAACTGGTGAATTTACAAATGATGGTCCTTTACCGTCTAATTATTAAGTCTTGTGAATTACAACTTCTTTTGCAATATTTCTTATTATCTTGTCTTGTTTCTCTATATCATTATTTCCTGAACCACCCATAGCTTCTATTACTAATTTACTATAATGGTCTGAATATTTTGAATCACTATAATTACAACCTGGATGAAGCTCTTTATATTTTGGCAAAAGTTTTTCATTTTTGTATGCTACATTCTTTATAGCTTTACGTAAACGTTGTTTTTCGTCATTATCCTTTTCCCATTTATCTTCATCCTTGATGTAAATAACTTCGCGTTTTTTGTCGGCGCAATGAACTGGGCGTTTATGAACATCTAATGCTTTTAAATTTTTCACAATAATATTAGATATACCTTCTACAAATCCAAGTTTACCTATATCTTCTAAATCTGATAATTGAAGCTGGAGAGAATCTACGAAATCTGTAATATTCATAGCATCTTTACATGTTTCATTTAAGAACATATTAAGGTTAAACGTATTATTATTATTATTAGAATGATTATTGATTAAGGTGTTATTATTCATATTTCCAGACATTTCTACAATTTTGTTGGTAAGTTCTTGGTTCTGTTTTACTACCTCCAAAACAAGATTGGTTAATGTCTTAATTTCGCCTCCATTATTGTAGGAATCATTTTTATCATTTGTCCAACTACATTTTTTCTTATGCTTTGATAGTCCTTGACTAAATTTATAAGTGTTACCACATACACATTTAAATTCTTTTTTGTTATGATTTTGCTCGTTTTGCTCGTTTTGCTCGAAAATCTCGACTCCACTCAATCCAAAATGTATCCTTTTATGTTTATGGGATGATATATGTCTTTCATAGTTGTATTTTGATGATGTTATATAGTCACATTTTTCGCAACAAAAATTATTGCTCGTTTTTTGCTCGTTGCTCGTATCCATTGTATCCTTAATGTATCCATAGAAAAAAAGTCTTTAAATTTTTATTTAAAAAAATATCGTAATAAAACGAAAATTATTTTTTTTGCGACCAGACGATAAATTTTCATTATGGTCACAATTCACGCATTTTCCATAAAATATTCGAGCTTTTGAAAATTGGACATTTTTTTTGTCCATTTTTCAAAAGTTAAAACACTTTTCATTTTTTGAAATCAATATTTTTCTCTACATGTGTAGGGAACTTTTTAAAGACATTTTTTCATAAATTTCAAAAATACCCTTCATTATGTAGTATTTCGTCTTTAAGTAATTAAAAATAATATATTTTGGAACTAATATAAAGAAATATATTATTAAGTAGCATATAATAAACCAGCATTTCCGCCAACAAATATGACCATATTTACTCTCTCTTCAATTATATACATATTAAAGTTATAATCATAAATTCTCCATGTTGGCTTGTTAATACCTACAATATCACCTGTATTTGGATCACAAATTGTTAACACTTGAGCATATGGATCTGCTGGAGGAGTTATTGTGTTAAACTCTAATTGAATATTTGTAAATTTACTCATATTCATTGCACCTGATGGTTGGACTTTTAATGGATCTGTATCTAAACAAAAATTATAACAATATAATCCTGGTGGAGCAAATCCATGCGTTCTTGTATATTTTTCTACAAAATTATATACACCGGCTGCTAAAATATTCTCTCTATATTGACCATCTAATAAAATACCCATTGCTATTAAAATTTCTTTTAAATTTTGTGGATTATAAACTCCGGTTGTGTATAAACCTGACAATGTTCCATCAGGATTTAAACCAGGACCTAAAAATGGTGGAATAGGCGGAGGACTAGGATTTGGGTTTTTATAATTCCCCGCTGTCGAAGCAAATGTTACATCTTGTGGCATATAATCATATGGCCAATTTGTGTAATTCGACCATTGATTTCTTAAATTAATATCACTACGTTGGAAATAAAACATCCAACTTATAACCATACCTAATGAATCCAAATCAATTTTATTTGCACCAGTAACATTATAGTAAGGTTTTTCATAAATTTGTCTAATCAAGTATTTTTGTTCATTTTTCGCAAAAATTGTAGATTCATCATCAGAGAGAAAAGCATATGTACAATTTAAATGTATATCGGCAAACCAATTAGTTCTCATATCTACATATGATGTAGGTCCTAACTCTACATCTGGCGGTGTTTGTAAAAATCTGTAGAATTGCATATAAAATTGATTGAAATTTGGAGCAACAACCGGATAATTATTTACATAATCCTTTACATCTCGAATTGTAAACCACTCATTTATTGGTCTAAATGAAACATTTATCCATAATTCATTATATTGAAGAGCAACCAATGGAAATGCTTGAGTAGAGAGAAGACTAAACCATGAACCTAGTGGAATATATAAAGTTCGACCCATAATTGAGGGCTGTGCTCCAGCAGGACTATTTGTATAAAACGCATTTGGATAAGCATTTACACGAGCTCCAGAATTTGCTGGATCATTTAATTCAGAAACATTACCAATCATATCATTAAATAAATTTATTTTTCGTTCACTAAAATCCCTCCTAGCCGAATTAAGAATATATTGTCCTGAATATTGCTGTAATTGTTGATTACCACAATTAATTGTAATTTTACTTATTATTTGAGCACCTAAATTTTGTATCCAAGCAAAATTATATGGTGCCCAATCTGTGTATATAGTCGTGCCATCTGGTTGAGTAACTGCTTGTGGCGGCATAATTGGAGACCAAATATTTGGTAATGTTATACATATATAGCAATCCATAAGTAAATCTGCGTACCTTTTCACTTTGAACGTGAATGTAGATTCACCAGTTAAATTTAGCTGTTGGTTTCCTTCAAAATCTAGTCTAAATTTTTGAAGTCCATAATTTGTTATTTTTTTATAAGTACATTTAAAAAATGATTTTTCTGGATTGGAAAAAAGTATTATATTTTGTTGCCCTTGTGAGACGAGATTCATTAATCCACCTGGCATATTAAGTATAATATATATATAGTTTTTAATTCTTAATTTCATCATAATATAATTTAATTATTTCTAATAATTCCTTATTTTCTTCATTTTCTATTCTTTTTATTTGTTTTTCAATTTCTTCTTTTAAAACTGGTAAACGAGTATAAAGCATTGGATTAAGTGATTTGCCATTTTTATCCTTAAATTTGTCTGGATTAAAACGTATAAAAATAAATTTTCCTCCATGAAGCATGTATAAATCATCATAACGTATTTCTTCATCATCTTTATCATATCCTTTATGTTGATTTTCATCTGTTTCAATGCATAATAAAGTATTACCAAATAATTTTCTGTGATCTATTCTTCTTCTGTGGCTACAATCGCAATTTCCTGTCCACAAAGGCATATCATGTTGAAAACCTTCAAAAATTAAATTAATATAATCACGAACAGCTATTTCTTTTGTTTTGCTTTGAACTTGTAATGTTAAAGGATCATTAGGGAACAAGTGTTGATAACACGAAGAACAATATCCTTTATATTTTGGGTTTCCTCTTGTACCTAAACAAAACCCACCTTTACATATTTTATTTTTATTTAATATATCACTCATATTTTCTTTTTTATGTGTGAAACAATAATTAGCTTTTTCTTCATTTTTAAAATTATAACAAGGCATTATTTTACAACCTTCATGAAGACATTTTTGTTTATTTACAATATCAATCATTCCTTCTAATTTATGTTCAAAACAATATAAAGGTTTTTTTTCATTTTCAAAGTTATAACTTGGTCTAACTTTACAATTTTTATATAGACATTTATTATTTACTAAATCTATCATTCCTTCTAATTTATGTGTAAAGCAAAATAAAGGTTTTTTTTCATTTTCAAAGTTATAACCTGGTCTAATTTTACAATCTTTATATAGACATTTTTTATGTTTTAAATCTATCATTCCATCTAATTTATGTGTAAAACAATATAATGTGTTTTTTTCATTTTCAAAGTTATAATTAGGTATTTTTTTACAACCTTCGTGTAAACATTTTTTATCTTTAACATTTATCATTCCTTCTAATTTATGAGTAAAGCAATACAAAGGTTTTTCTTCATTTTTAAAATTAAATGTAGGATATACGTTACACTCTTTGTGTACACATTTTTTATATTTTACATCAATCATTCCTTCTAATTTATGTGCAAAGCAATACAAAGGTTTTTTTTCATTTTTTAAATTAAAATAAGAGTTCATTTTACAATTATTATTTTGACATAATTGACTAACTAATTTATAATCTTCTTTATGTTCTTTACATCTTATAGGCTTACCATAATATTCACCATAGCTGGCTTGTTTACGACAAGTTTCAAAATCACAAAGTTTTGGCATTTTATTATATACAAAGAAAAACTTTATATTATTTATCCCCACTTTTATTTTTAGAGATAAATTCTCCTAAATATTATTCTCTCAAAAACTTTATTTCTAAAAATTAAAAATAATATAATATATTAGTAATGTCTTCAAACACAGGTGATTATTTAACAGCTATTAAAAATATGAATCAAGATTTTCAATCATATATGATTATGGCATTTATTTTTATTATTCTAATAATTTTTATAGGTTATATGATTTATTTAAGTAGACTACAAAATTCAGAATGTAATTATATGAATAATTTATACTCAAGTGTAGATGGTAATATTAGACCCATTACAAATTCAGACCCTGATTGTTCAGGTAATTTATGCGATTATTATATTAAAACAGCTTATAATGCTTGTAGCGGCGGTTCATATAAAAATGACTTTGTTAATATATGTAACCTTAAAGCAGTTATTAAACAAGGTGTTAGATGTTTAGATTTTGAAGTTTATTCGGTTAATGACCAACCTGTTGTTGCTACAAGCACTTCAGATAGTTATTATGTTAAGGAAACATTTAATTCAGTAAATTTTGGTTCTGTTATGGATACAATTAGAAATTATGCGTTTTCTGGTTCAACTTGTCCTAATCCAACAGACCCAATTTTAATAAATTTAAGATGTAAAAGTAATAATCAAAATATGTATTCTAATTTAGCAAATATATTCAGTTCAAATACAGATATTATGTTGGGACCAAATTATAGTTATGAAGCTTCTGGCACTAATTTGGGAAATACTCCTTTATTGTCACTCCAAAATAAAGTAATTTTAATAATGGATAGAAGCAATCCTGCATTTATAGAAAATGCTGATTTATTAGAATATGTTAATATTGCAAGTAATTCTGTATTTATGAGGGGATACGATTATTATAATATTCAAAATAATCCTGACATAAATGAATTAATAGAATTTAATCGACAAGGAATGACTATAGTTTATCCTAATAACGGCGGAAATCCTTCTAATCCAAGTGGTATGGTTTGTAGAGCTAGCGGTTGTCAAATGGTTGCAATGAGGTATCAATTTGTTGATAATAATCTTATGGAAAATGCTTTATTTTTTGATAGGGAAGGATATGCCTTTGCGCTTAAGCCTGCTGATTTAAGAAATCAGCCTGTTACAGTTCCAGCTCCAACACCACAAAATCCTGACTATTCTTATGCTACTAGAAATTCATCAACCGATTACTATAGTTTTAATTTTTAGTATAAACATTCAATAATATTATTATCATATATCAAATATTTCTTTTACGTTATTTCAAATAAAAGAAGAAATTGAAAAGTAAAACAATCTGTTTATCTTATAGAATGTAATTTTTTCAGTTACATAAATTTAGGATATGTTTGTCTCATTTTTCAATCTGTGTAATTTATTATATTATTCAATTTTATTTTGATTGAATAATATAGGAATGTCTAAAAATAAAAATGTATGTAAAAATTTATCATTTTCTGATTGTGAATTAGCAATATTACGTATGGCAGTAGATGAAGCTGAAGATAAAATGGGTAGGCGTGTAGTTAATTCAGATGATGTTCAACAAATTATAGATATAGTTGAAGAATTTATCAGACATAAGAAATTGATTTGTTATGGTGGAACTGCTATTAATAATATATTACCTGAAGAAGATAGATTTTATAACAAAGAAGTTGAAGTTCCTGATTATGATTTCTTCTCTCAAAATGCTTTAAGTGATGCAAAAGAACTAGCAGACATTTATTATAAAAAGGGGTTTTTAGATGTAGAAGCAAAATCTGGACAACATCATGGAACATATAAAGTTTTTGTAAATTATATGGCTGTCGCGGATATTACTCATATGCCAAAAGAAATATATAATATTCTTAAAAGAGATGCTATAAGTGTTGATGGATTATTATATGCTCCTCCTAATTTTTTAAGAATGTCTATGTATCTTGAATTATCTAGACCAGCAGGCGATATTAGCAGATGGGAAAAAGTATTGAAAAGATTAACACTTTTAAATAAGAATTATCCAATAACAGATATTAATTGTAACGATGTTAACTTTCAACGTGAAATGGAAAATAGAGAGAACGAAGAGAAAATTTATGACACTACTAAAAACGCCTTAATAAATCAAGGTGTAGTATTTTTTGGTGGTTTTGCTAACACTCTTTATTCTCAATATATGCCAAAAAAATTAAAAAAAAAACTAGAAAATATAGCTGATTTTGATGTTTTATCTAACAATCCTGAAAAAACTGCTGATATTATCAAAGAACGATTACATGATAATGGTGTTAAAAATGTAAAAATAATAAAACAAGATCCAATTGGAGAGATTGTTCCTGAACATTATGAAGTTAAAATAGGCAAAGATAGCATTCTTTTTATTTATAAACCCATTGGATGTCATAGTTATAATATTTTAATGATGAATGGTAAAAAAGTTAAAGTAGCAACGATAGATACTATGTTAAGTTTTTATTTAGCATTTTTATATGCTAATAAAGATTATTACAAACAATTTATTGATAGAATACTTTGTATGTCAAAATTTCTTTTTGATGTTCAACAAAAAAATAGATTATCACAAAAAGGTTTACTAAAACGTTTTAGTATCACATGTTATGGACATCAAGAAACAGTAGAAGAAATCAAAGCAGAAAAAGCAAAAAAATATAAAGAATTCAAACAATCTAATAATAAAAAAATGTTTGAAGAATGGTTTTTAAATTATAAACCGGATGATATAAAAATACATAAACAAAAAAACAAGCCTACCAATAAAAAGAAAAAAAATAAAAGTAATAAAATAGGGTTTTTAAATCTATATAACAATAATTCAAAAACTCGAAAAAATAAAAAAGATATTTATTAAATATCATGTGGTTTTTGATTCATTGTACAGAATCCACCTTCGCAATCATAATCTCTTTGTTGATTTTTTTTATTTTGATAAAATTTAAAAATAAATATACCAATAATAATAATTAATATTACAGCTCCAATGTAAATATACATTGTGTAATCATTACTTACTATGTCATTAACATTGTCAATAACTTGGTTTAAATTAGGTACATCTAAAGAAAACCCCGAATCTGTTATGTCAATAGAATCCATTTATTAAATTATTATTTTACAAATAAATAATAATTTAAACTTATAAACAATAAGTTTCTAAAATTATACTAAATGTTTCAAAAATAATTTTTGTAATTATTTTAAAAATTAAAGTATTCTTAAATTCTTTTAGAACATATTTTTTTAAATAAATAAATAGATAAAATGTATTTACTAATATATATTCTAATAAAATTTTTATATTATAAGTAAATTTATTTAAAACACTCCAGTCATTTACAAAACTACACATAGAAGTATTGCTTTTTTTTATAAAAAAACTATGAATATCTAGTAGTCCAGTTAATATTCTATGAAAATTTGTTTTTTCATTTTTAATGTTAAAAGCATAAATAATTTTATCATAACCAAACAACTCCATATGTAAAATTTTTCTATCATGTTGTTTATTAAAAATATAAGCATTTATTCCATCAAAATATTTTTTTTTATAAAGCATATTATTATCAATTAAAAATGGAATATAACATGATTTAATTATTGTATTTATTATGTCATCTATATTTTTATAATTACATTTTACAATTTTTTTCCGTTTTTTAATATCATAATAACAAATAAATAATTTATTTTTCAGTTTTGAACATATATCATCTGGAATCCTTTCTTGTAAAAGTATTTTAAGTGATTTTATGGTGCTTAATGTATGTTTTGTCTTAAATTCGTGATTTGCTATTTCATATAATTTAGGCATTAAATCGAGTGAGTCAATATAATATAATAATGCAACTACAGACCCTATACTACATCCTGAAATTCTTTCTATTTTAATATAATTTCTTCTCTCCATTTCTTTTAAAAAATAGATGGCGCCAACAAGATAACTTCCATTAAATGCTCCTCCATCTAAAACTAAATCCAAATGTTGTAACTTCTTTTCTTCTTCTGGTAAATTTTGTATTAATCTATTTACATATTCATCAATCATCATATAATAACTTATAAAATCAAATTGATTAATATAACGAAAAATTATAGCTTCTTATTTTTCAAGGGCCTAAAAAGTTCCGAAATAAGATGTAGTTTTTGTCAGTAAATGGAATAATAATCCAAATAAAATACTAATCAAGATATATCCATTTATATTATAATTTCCATCATTCGAAAATAAAAAGGGAACGTATGTATAAAAAAAACGTTTAAAAAATGGCAATTGAAATAAAAAATATAAAACAGCTAATAATATAGGTGTTTGAATTTCATTATACATATCATCTAGCGAATCATTCGTCTGTTTTCCTTTATAATAATTGTTTACCATATCAGATGTTTGTTCATAATTTTTAATATAATCTTCATGTTGAGCTGGTGGTGGTGGAACATAATTTGGCATTACTTGTGGATCAGCACTTATTCCATTTGTTGTCATAGGTATATCTCTTGATGGAAGCTGTGTTGCCCCTGCCAATGTAGCCTGTTGTAAACCACTAACAATTTGATTAATTGTACTTTGATCTAAAGACATACCTGGTGCTCCAGGTTGTTGTGATGTAATCTGTTGTTTTTCTTGTGCTGTTATAGTAAGATTATTAGTAACATTTCCTCCGCCAAGAGGATCAGTTGGTAAATCTAAAATACTAGTTGCATCGCTCATAATTATTGTAAAGAATGATTGATTATAATAATTACGCAAAATTTTATTCAAATGTAATTGTTTTAACATTTAATGAGCATTTTGTAGCAACTGGCACAAATTTAACACAATTACCTTTATTTTCGTAAATTTTTTCCTTAAATTCATCTAAAGGTGGAGCATGAAAAGATAGACAATTATTACCTTTACATACTTTTCTAAATAGAGATGCTAAACCAAAACCTAGTAATATAGACATTATTATTTTACCTCTTTCACTATGAACAAATTTGCCAAGGTGTAATGACATTTATATTATTATAATATAAATATTATATCATAATAAATATTTCTAAGCTTGTATTGGAATTGTTGAAATCATATTTTTATCCTTGGGACATTCTATATTTTCTTCTTCAAAATAGAAACAATTGTTTGCTTTATCTTTAAATAAAATCTTATTTACATTTTCAGGACTAGGATAAATGTATATATTTTTCATTTCTGGTCCCATTAAATAGACAAATAAAAGACCAATTGTAAAACTTATTAAAAATATTGGTAACGAAATATAATTTAATAACATATATATAATTACTTTAGAAAAAACCCCTGCCAAAATTTACTTCTTTTTCAACTAAATTATTCATAGCATCTATTAACATATCATATTTTTTGACTTTTGTTTGTGGGTCTTCTTTATAAAATGTTAGATATGTATTTTGTAACGTTTTAGGTTGTTTATTAAATGATTTATTATAAATTGAAACGCCAAAATCATATTGTCCATTTTCCATTTTTCTTGGTGGAATAACAAGATTAGGTGGGGTTGTTAATTTACAACCATTCCATTGGGGACCATGACTTATTCTCTCATTTACACACTTATACATAAATTCTTTCATCCAATCAATATTTGTTTTAAATTCAATTTTTAATGCTGTAGGTAAATGACTCCATAAATTTTTATATTCATCTGTATGCCATTCTATTCCATCAACACCTTGACCAATAATTGGTTCATCATTAAGTTCACCAGTTGGGGGAGGTATTTCAATTGTGAATTCTTTTTGATTTTCAAATAAATCCATTTGTTTTTTTCTTGGTTTTATAGCTTTCAACCCAACATCATAAGCAACAACTTTACTACTATATGCACTAACTAATATATCATCTGTTTTATATTTTTTTTGAATTAACCTACAATAATTATTATCATCATTAAAAACATCATTAACTTTATATTTCAACTGTCTAATTTTATTTAATAATGGTTCTAAAGTTGTATGATAAATATTAGCAGCATCTACAGCAAATTGTGTGTCATTCATACTATTCATTTTTTTTATACAATCCTTTATATCATTAATACTTTTATATGATTGTACTAATGCTTCATCTAATTCTACTTTTTTTGTAGGATTATTCACTTCTTTATTCCACATATCTAAGTAATTTTCGTAAATACTAGTCAAACTAGTAATATATTCTTTGTTTGAATCAAAATCTTCAATTGCTGTTTCAGTTGTGATCAAACCAAATAACAATTTATTTTTGTCATTAATAATAGTATTTTTTGCTTCTTTTATTTCATTTAATACAGCATTTAATTCTTCATCAAGCGATTGATGTATTCCTTTATTTAATTCAATATGTAAATTACATGGATCAACTAAATTACCACAAATTGCTTTAAATACTCTATGTTCTGGAATCTTATCGTCAGCCGGATAATATGTCATTGAAAAAATCGTACCTTTTTTAGATGGACGTTTACAATTAACACATTTTGGCATTAGTTTAAGATATTCTGAACGTTTCTCTCTATTACTAAGAGCAGGATTGTTTATGATTTTTTTTTTATTTATATTTATTTGACTTTCAAATTTATCTTTTAATTTATAATATTCATTTATAACATCATGTGGACTAAGTATTTCTTTATTTGTATCACTAGATTTTGAATTAATCTGTTTTGAATCATTTGATATAGATATTCTTAATGGTTTTTTTGGTTTTAATATATATTCTTCGCTTTCTGACTCTGATTCATTAGCTTCTAAACCAGGTATTTTATCTTTAATATTAATATTAATTTTAACTGGGCTATCTTTTTCTGTATCACTTCCTGTATCTTGAAAAATTGCTTCAGTTAATTTTATTGTATTATCTCTTTCTGACATTATATATTATAGTTAATAAATTAATTTTTAAGCTAATACATGATAAATCTAAATACCTGGTCTTGAATGAATAATATCATATTCGTTTTCCCAACGTGGTAATCCAGTAATTAATTCTTGATGTGCTCTTTGTTTAGATATTTGAAAATTTTTTATTTTTTCCAGAACATATTGCTGTTTTTCTTTATTTTTCTTCGCAATTTCAACAGGCGTTAATTTACCTTTATATTTATAAATTAGAATACCTCCTAAAATAAGTACGAAAAAAATTAACATACCAATATTAAAAATCGTATTATGAAATTCCTCTCTAATTATATGCGACTGCTTTAAAGCGTTACTTAAAAAAGATTTTACTCCTGGTTCAGTTAATGTTGGTTTAGGCGAAGCAAATTTGTTATTAGTAATTTCTTGGAAATTCATATTTAATATAGTTAATTTTTTAAATTAAATTATACACATTATCTATATGACAAATTCATACTTAAATATTGTAACTTTTTTATTAACAACTATATTTTATTATTTGGCTCTAAAACCAGCCTTACCTTATACGATGTATAAAGATAAACAAAAATATCAAGAATACATTGGTAATAATTATATGTATTTAGCTGTATATGTATTACTTGTTATAGTGATACAATTTATAGTTAATTCATCAATTATTGCTAATTCATGTGGAGGAAATATTACAGAAAATATGGGTGCTGCCGGTGTCCTAACGTTTTTACCATGGATATTAATATTTGGGGTTTTAGTTTTAGTTTTAACTATTTTTCCTGGGTTTAAAAGTGCTTTTTCTGATGTTATTGGTTACTATTATGTTTCTAGTCAAGCTACTAAAGTATTGACTGAATTATTAGTAAATCAAGAAATTCAAAAGAAAATGACTGAAGAAACCGATATGACGCCTGAAAAGAAAGAAGCACTTGAATCTGCCGCTGATGCTATAATTAAAATATGTGGAAATACTTCCATATTAATTAATCAAATAGTTCCAAGTAATTTTGAACAATATTGGACAATACTTACTCCATTGATGAAAGATAAGTATAAAGCAGGTGGTCCAGAAGCTGATACTATTCAGAATGATTTATTTGAATTAGTTGTTACAAGAGATAATATTGGTGAAGCTATGTGGTATATATATACTGGTTTATTGCTTACATCAATTGTTCAATTTAAAATAACTAGTCGTGGGTGTAATACGAATCCAAAAACTATGGAGGCAAATTACCAAAAATTTTTAGAACAGGAACAAAAAGCCAAGGAACAAAAGGAAAATACATCAGCTACATATACAATTACTAGTTAACCATATTATATTGTAAAATAATTTGCACTTTTTTACATTTCCTAATGTTCTGTGTTTCTCAAACGCAGAATTTTATGTTAAGATTAAAAAATTTTGTGAGCATTTACATAATATAAAACGCTTAAATAACATAATACCCCTAAAACTAATGATAATAACCAAATCGGTAGAATAGTTTTATTTCTATATCCAATCCCAAATTCTCGAATACTTCCATCTTTATTATAAAAACAAGCTGGCTTCATCATTTGAATTGTTCCAAAAATTACAACAAATAATATTATTGATATTAATGTTATATTTTCTCTAATATATGTTTTATACATCTAATATATAATTATAAACTATTTTTTATAATTATATTTGTCTAAATACTTAATCTTCGTCTCCATATGTTTCATATTCTGGTGCATCTATACCAGTATAATTACCATCATAATAATCTTCACCTAAATAACCCATATCAAATGCATCATTTTCTATATCATCATCTACCTGTCTTTGTTCTAAATATTCATCAACTAGAATATCAATATTTTCATCAGTAGCATCTTTGTTTTTTCTTCTAATTTTTCTTTCTGCTTTTTCCATTTCATCCCTCAACTCTTGTTCCTCTTCTCTTTCATAAAATTCTTTTTCATATATTGTTAAACCTTTCTGTAAACCTTTGTTATATAAACCTTGTTTGGTAATTTTTAAAATATTATCTATATCTCTTCCTTCATCAGTCATTGCTTTTAATTTATCTGTTACCATATCCTTTTCTCTTTCTTTTAATTTAAAAACCCTATCTTGTATTTCTTCATATGATATATCAATTAAATCTTTTTCAGTGGTGAATATATCAATAAATGATATAAGTAGACTAGCTATTGCTTCTCTTAATTGTCTTAAATTTCCAGTTTTAATTCTAGTATCAGTTTTATCTGTGTATGACATTTCAACATCTATTTTTCTCTCAATATCATCAATATAATCAACAGAAAAAAGGTCTACGACATTTGTTGAGGATTTTACTTCAGTTACAATCATATCATTATTATCTGCCAATTCAATATATGTAAATAAAATTTTAAGTAAATAATGTTCAAATAAATATCTACTAGTTTTTTCATCTATTATTCCTCTAAGTATTTTATCATTATTTTTAATACTAGAATAACATGGTGTTGATTCTGCTAATTTAATTATATTTTTACATATATTTTGAATTGTAATTAAAATTTTTGATATTGTATTAAAACCATAAAATGGTTTAAGCTTATCAAAATAGTTAGCTATATTTCTTGTCAATTTATTAGAATGTATTTTAGAAAATCCACAATAACTTGGAATATGTGTATTATCATAATTTACTTTATTTATTATAATATTTGGAAATATGTTTATAAAGTTGTTAATAAATGTTTTATAAAAATTAGTTACATTATACATATTATCATTTGAAATTTTTATATTTTCATTTCTAGTTGAATTATCACATATCCAATTTGACAAATTTTGTATTGTATCTATAAAATTTTTAATTGATTTACGTGTAACTTTTGAACCACTATTTTTTTGAACAAAATCTATTAATTCTTTTGACATTTCTTCATTTGATTCAAACAAATAATTATTAAGGTCTTTAACTTGAGGCGTTGTAGTCTCTGAAGCGATATCAAATGTATCAATAGCATTTTTAATTAATTTTCTTAATTCAACTTCAATTATTTCATGTTCATTATATTCATCATTTATAGCTTCTAATAATATTGATAATTTAGCTATACAAGAAATAACTGGATTTGATATATCAATTTTTATAATATTCTCTCTACTTACTAATTCAATTAGTCTTAAAAATTGTTGACTTGTATAATTTTTACCGTCTTCTTTGAGTTTCTGAATAATTCTTTCAATTGTATCTGACGGATCAATTAATTCTGAATCTGGTTTGCTTGTGCAAATGGGTAATAAATCTTCAGGAATTGGAAGTAATGATTTGAATTTACAATAAAATATAAAGGCTAAATAAATTGTTTTTTCATTAAATGTATTTGGAATTGGGGGATATACGTTTTTGGTGTTAATATTACTATAAAATATTAATGACTCTGTATTGCTTCTTATATCATCTAATATATTTGAGAGTCCATCTACTATGTTATTAAATTCCGATATCTCACCATTACGTGTATTAAAATAATTAAAAGTGCTTTCATTTTCTTTGCTATCGCAACAAGCATTTTCTAAATATGGTTCATTATTTGCTGTATGTAGAAGAAGTTTATGTTTTTTAACAATATCTTGAATTATTTCCTGAATAGCTAGAGAGAATTGTATAATTTTTGACTCTATGACTAGTATTTTTTCTCTCTGATTTTCAGAACCACTTCTTAAATCATTTAAAAGACTCGTTTTAAATTCTTTAGAAATGTTTGTTAAATGTCTAATTTTAAATGGAACAAGAGGAGGAAGAAAATCTGACCATTTTGAAATATCATGTTCTGCCGGAATATCAGATGCTGGGGTTGTCAATAAATATTCTGTTTTTTCTACAAATTTTCTTTGTACTTCTGGTAATTGAAGAAGTATAGTATCTATAAATGATTGAATTTTTGTCTGAATTTTTTGAGAATTTGTTTTTTTTAATACATTCCATGGCTCTCCAGATTCTCTTATATCATACGTTATACAAGCTAAATAAGAAACACTACTATAATCTCCTTGTCCATCGAATGGATATCCCGTAAAAGAACGCACACAGCCTGGATGTGTTTTTCTTGTTTTTACTGATGGTATTGATGTTTGCACAGCAATTAAATACATACCTAGTGTGCTATAAAGAAGGAAAGTGTTAAAAAAATCCTTATAAGATGGTATAGCTTTCTTTGCAGTTTTTATTTTTTCTTTGTAATCGCTTTCACTTTCTACATTTATTTTAATTGTTTCAATAACAGAATTAATTATAAATTCTTTTTGAGATTCTATATTAATACCCATTGCAACTGATAAAGCGTTTATAATATTATTAATCATAATAGTTTCTGGTGTTATGTATTTTATAGTTTTTTCTGTAGTTGTAGATATTATTTTATTTCCTGCTTCTTCTTCCATAATAGATCTAGATATAACTCGAAATCCTTCATCATATCCTTCATCAACATCAAAATCACCAGGACAAATCGGCCAACCTGTATATTTATCTGTCCACCAATCACCGTCATCACTTAGTTGACCATTTGTCGATTTAATATTCTCTAAAGCTGACATATACATATAATTTGAATCATGTGACTCAACAAAAGCAACAGCTAATGTTTTTTTAAATGTTGGTAATAAAGGAGCATTACTCTTTATACAATATAACCAGTGTTCGGTTTCTTGCTTACCAATTGGAGAAATCCCTGGCATAAATGGTCGCGTAAATTTATTTGTAAATTTAATTATATCATTTTGTTTTTTAACAAAATCGCTTTGACGTAAAATTATATTAAGAAGTTCAGAAAAAGGCGATACTATATGTTCTTTAAAATCATCTTCTATATTAATTCCTAACTTATACTTTTGATTATTATACTTTAACAAAAAGTTTGTTTCTATTTTTGATACAATAGGCATGATTGACAAAAAATAATTAAATTTATCCGAAATTTCTTTTTCAAAATTGTCTTTTGAAAATTTATATTTTGTATCAAATTCGCTTATTATACTTTTAAGTAATGAATTTTGTAAATTTAACTCAGTTGTCTTCATACTTTCACAATTGTCGCCAGTCTTTGTAGGCACACTTATGCATTTTTCTTGTAAATCACAAATAATAGATGAATCGTCTGAAATTTTTTGTTCAGCTGATAGTTTTTCATCAATGACCCATTTATTATCTTTTCTAACATAATAATCAGATTCATCTGCGATGTTTTCAGCATAACCCTTATATAATATAGCATATTGTCCATTAATTACTTTTTTTGCACCATCAATCAATGTATCAGCTATATATGTTGCATCTGATTCAGTCAGGTTATTTTTTTTCATTTGGTCACGAATTATATGTTCTTTTAAGCTGTCCGGTGTTAAACTTATTAATTGTTCAGCATATCCCCCTTTTTTATTTTCCTCTTCCATTAGTCCATAATTTGTTTTATCATATTTTTTATCAAAATAAATTAATATATTATTATCATTTTCTAATTGCTCTAATGATGTATATAATTTTGCGATTGTAATATTTTCACATTTATCAGTGTTTTCTTTTAATTTATTATCATTTTTGTTCTTTTCAGCATCAAAAATATCACTGACGTCCGCTGGATACATTAATTTCAAGTTTTGTTCTGATAATGCTGATGTATATAATCTAGAATAATCTTTTAATATTAATTTACGTAATATCTCTGAATTACTCATATTTTCAGTTGGAACTGTTAATTGATATCCGGTCTCTAAAACTTCATCGTGATAATTTCTAGATAAAATTATTAATAAGCTAAATGCTTTAAATTGACTTATCGATTGCTGTTTTATGGTTGACACAAGTTTAAAAATTTTAGAAAATTCTATGATTTCTTTATTATATTCTGAAATTTTTGAATCAATAAACTCTATTATTTCATTATATTGATTAAATGTCAAATCATCTGTATAAATCAAAAATGGCTCTAAATAACCAACTACATCAACAATAGATAATTTTCCTTTTATATATTTTTTCATTAAATTAAATAAAATACGAGTTTTTGGAACAATTGTTTCAACGTATTTTTTATAAAAATCATTCTTATTCAATCCATGTAATTCTTCAGAAGGTATATTTATAACATAATTTCTTATACCACTTACAAATTCATTCTCATCTAATTCTAATTTATTTTCAAATGATTCAATAAAAACATTTGATACGCTTGTTTTTTTCTTTAATAATTCCCAATAATTTAAAAATATTTGACTCAAATTTGCTTTAGTTAATATGTCTGTTCCTGGTAAATTAATTCTTGAAAAACGAATAGTCGGTTCAGGAAGTGTCATTATTGATCTAATAGACATTAAATCATCATCTGAAATTTTTACTCTTATTGTTGTCATTTTTGAAGATGTTATATCAGTTGCTTCTAATTTTGTGCTTGCTAGCGAATACTTTGATATCACAAAACGTCTATTTCTTATCATATTATTACTAAATACTGATGAATATAAATCTTCTAAATTTTCTATAGCTACATTAATGTCTGATTTTACATATTTTTCACCAATAATATCATTTATTCTATCTTCTTCTGGATATTCAAAAGGTCTAAAATATTGTGATAAATCTGAATAAAGAGCAGTATATTTATTACTTTCTGCTGGCAAATCGCTTGATTTATAAGTTTTAATCAAACTAACCATGTTATGTATATCTTTATTAATATCTAAACTAATAATGTCATTATTTTCTTCATCAATATTCAAGACATTATAAACTTTTTTAATATTTCTTACAACAGGTAATATCCAATACAAATTTTTGTTAAAATTTTGTAACCAAATAGAGAGTGGTTTCCAATTTGCTTCTTTAACTAATACACCATCAACATTACCATACTGGTCAAAATCAGAAAATTCTTGTCTTAATTGTTTAAATCTCTCTATCATTATGTGAATATTATTAAGAACTCTTGGCGTTCTTTCTGCGTTAGGAATTGTTGAGAGAAGATCATCTAACAAGTCGCTTACTTGTTCTTCAATACTATATTTTTTTCTTTTTGTTGAAACATCTTTAAATTCAACAATTGGTCCTAATTCTTCATCGCCAAAAACTACTTGGTCTGCTTTAAGTATAAATTCTCTTAACTGGTCCTTTACATCTTTAACAGGAACTACTAATTCAATTTCTTGAGCATCTACAACTTTTTTTTCTTCTTGAAGTTCAGGAATATCTAATTCACCTTCTTCTAATTCTTCGTCTATTACAGTTTTTTTTTCTATTGGTTTTTGTATTATTTCAATGTTATCAATTGGTAAATTTTCAGGAATTCCTTTATAATCAAAATTTATATATATAATATCTTTATCAGTAGTTCTTAATTCAATCATATCTTGTTCTAGATTTGTAATCTCTCCAACAATAATAGCAGGGTTTGGGTCAGAAAAATATATTTTAATCCATTTACCTGGAAGCAGACTATTTTGTCTAGCGTAACTTGGAGTATCTACTCTATGAAGTATTTCAATTCTTGTAATATTACCATCACCTAAAATTCCGTCTTCGGATATTTTTAATTTTATCATGTTTAATGTATCAGTATTAATTAAATAAGTTTTTGAACTATCAATATAATCAATAATAAAGGTTTGACCGTTTAGAATATCATTTACTGGATTACTAATACGAATTACATCACCTAATTGAAGATCCAGTTGTATATCTTCTTTTTGAGATTCTGTTTCTTTTTTTTCAGACATTTGTTCTATAATTATATTAGATATTTTTATATACTTAAGTAATAATCAATATAAAATATAGTTTAAAGACAAATTAATAATTATAAATAACAAAATATGAGCAAACATACTTACAATTTGTCTGAAATCAATGGTTTTAACGAATTACTTAACCCAGATTATGTTTATAGCCCAAATACACTAAATCCGCTTATACTAAAAATAAATAAAACTCAATGTAAAACTAATAATTCATTATATAGTGTTATTAGATATGATAAAAATTTTTTATGTGTTGACCTTATACCATCATTTGGAATTTGTAGGTCAATTGTATTAAATTCGGCTAATCAAATTGTTAGTTTTGCACCACCAAAATCTCATCCTTCTAATTATTTTATTAATAAATATAATGAAAATATAGACGGTATCCAAGCTCAAGAATTCGTAGATGGAACTATGGTAAATGTTTTTTTTGACCCAGCTATTGGAGTTACTGGTAGTTGGGAAATTTCAACACGCAATACAGTTGGCGCTACATGTTCCTTCTTTAAATCCCCTAATTCAAAGACATTTAGAGATATGTTTATGGAAGCAGCAGTTGAATGTAAATTAGATATTAATCAATTAGAAACTGAATTATGCTATAGTTTTGTGCTTCAACATCCTGAAAATAGAATAGTCGTTCCATTTAAAAAACCACAATTGTATTTAGTCGGTGTATACAAAATAAATAACATTCCTAATAATATTACGATTGATTCATTTGATGTATATGAATATCAACATTTTTTTAGTGAATTAGGCACATCTGTTAAGTTTCCACAAATTTATTATTTCAATAATTATTCTGAATTGATTGAAAAGTATGGGTCAATGAATACATCATATGATGTAGTTGGTGTAGTCATTTATAATAAGAATACTGGTGAAAGAACTAAAATCAGAAATCCTGTATATGAACAGGTTAAAAATTTAAGAGGTAATCAACCCAAGTTACAATATCAATATCTTTCTCTAAGAAAGGAAGGTAAAGTTGGGGACTTCTTGCAGTTTTATCCTGAAAATAAAAAGGAATTTTCTGTATTCAGAGATCAGGTTCATCTTTTTACAAATACATTATATAATAATTATGTTTCTTGTTATATCAAAAAAGAAAAACCTTTAATTGAATTTTCAGAACAATATAGAACTCATATGTTTAATATTCACCAATACTATATGAATGAACTAAGAGAGAACAAACAATTCGTAACTAATACGTTTATACAAAAATATGTAAATAACCTTCACCCTTCTTTGTTAATGTATTGTTTGAATTTTCAGATGAGAAAGCGTAATATTGATACTGTTATTTCTGATAAAAATTAAAATAAAATAATGTAATATAAATGGGAGGAAAAACTAAAAAACAATCAGTTTCATTATTTGGTATAAATGATTGTTATAAACCAAAAAAAAATACAAAAAAAGCTTATGAATACAGAATTAGTAAAATATATAAGCGCCCAAAAACCCTTAAAAATTATTCAAAGAAAAAATTTATAAATATTATTTTATTTCCGCATGATTTAGGACAAACTAAGCATGGCGTCCAAAAAGCTCCTAAATTTTTAAAAAAATACATTAACAAAAAACATCATAGATTATATGATGTTAAAGATACAAATGATTTTTTTACAAATATACATAACTTATATGAAATGAATAAAAAGGTAGCAAATCCCAAAATAAATATTGGCGGTGACCATTCTATGGCTTTTGCGACAATAGCAGACACTATGAATCGTTATCCAAATGCAAAAGTTATTTATTTTGATGCTCATGCTGATATTAATACATATGCAAGTTCGAAATCAAAACATTATCATGGTATGCCATTAAGTTTTGTTACAGGAATTGATAAAGATAGTAAATTTAGTTTTATCAAAAATAAATTGAAATTAGAAAATTTATTATATGTTGGTGGACGATGTTGGGATATATTTGAACGTGATTTAATATATAAACATAATATTAAACATATTGACCCACATGAACTTAATAATGACTTTGAAAATGCTATGAATAAAATTCTTACTTTTGCCGGAACATCTCCAATTCATTTATCATTTGATGTTGATTCTATGGATAAAAGTTTAGTTCCTTCAACTGGAACAGCCGTTAAGGGAGGAATTAATATGAATATAGGTAAAGAAGTTTTGAAACAAATTAAAAATTATACTAACGTTGTTAATGTTGATATTACTGAATTAAATATGGATTTAGGAACACATAAAGAAGCTCAAAAATCATTAAAAAATACGGATGAATTATTTAAGTCATTTTTAGAATAAATATCAGTAAATTTATTATTATAACCGACAGAAAAGTACTATTATGTAGTTGAGACACAAATATAATAAAAATGCTTAATTTAATTAATTGAGGATTAAATTAAGCGAAAATCAAAATGAATAACAAGAAATATACAATGGAATTTATAACATTATAGTATAAATTTAACGAGGAACTAATTTTAGAAATTCTTTTCTAATTTTACCAAATATTTCACTAGAATAAGCTATTGCTTTTTTTAAATCACCTTTAATATTTAATATTTCAATAGTCTCTTTATAAGCAACACGAATTAAGCTATATGTATCATGTGGATGTAACATTTTAAACCCGCAAAATTTTAATGAGCCTGTTGATTCATAAAATAATGCTAAAAGAGCATATTCAATTACTTTTCCAATAGTATAATCCTCGTTTTCAAGAACGATATCAAAACAATTTTTCATAGTGTTATCAGATACTTTAATCTCCAAAGTATCTTCTTCAATAAGTGTATCTAATTTAACTAATTTGTCAATCATAATTGAACACGCCATAGTAAGCAATTCAGGGTTTGTATAAATACCGATAGTTTGAATAATAAAATCGAAGCTATCTTTTTTGAAAATTCGTTTTCCTTCTAACAGTTTCCAATTTGTTGCTTCAAATTCAATTTCAATTTCTTTCTTTCCTTCGTCTTTCCATTTTTGTTTTAACTGTGCTAATTTTGCTTCCTGTGCGACATCATCAATAGTATTACCATATGAACAAGTTGATACAACATTATAAGCACCATCTTCTTTAGCAGTTCCTATGTCAAATTCACATGTTAAATTAATTTTTTTTGCTTGTAGCTCTTCTGCTACTTTAGGTTTTAATCTGACAAAATCTATAAAATCGCCAGTATGTTCATTGGCTGGGAAAATTTCTTGAATTTTGTCCTTGGGTAAAATTTTGTTGGATACAGAATCTTTAATTGTAAAATCTTCTGTAGTTACTACAATAGTTGTATCTGTATTATTTTCTACATTTAATTCCATAATATAATTTTTTAATGGAAAATCTTGAACATCTTTAATATGTATTGGAATACAACTTAAACGATGTTTAACAATTTCATTATTTAGACCGCAAGTATTCGAAATAATATTACATTTATTTTTATCATTTGGTGAAACTTTAAAAACAACAATAGGGATTTCTGATAAAATTATTCTTCTAATCGCATTTACAAAACTTACGTTTATTCCACTAATTGTAAATAGTAACTCATTATCATTTATTTTAGATACGAGTTCTACGCGTGGATTAACTACTTGTGTATTATCACCTGATAAATATGAATAAGCCATAGTTGGTCGTGCTTCCATTATATCTAATATACATTTATATTTAAATTATTAATTTAATTCATTTTTATTTTTAAATGAGTTAAATATAATTTTCAATTAACTAAGTATATATTAAGATGAGTTGTATTTTATATTATAGCAAATATTGCGAAGTTAGTAAAAAATATTTACAGTTGTTATCAAAATCTGATATTCAGAAAGATATTCATTTTATATGTATTGACAAAAGAGTTAAAGATTCTAATAATAAAACATATATTATTTTAGAAAATGGTCAAAAGATTATTTTACCAGAAAATATTACAAAAGTTCCTGCTTTATTATTACTGAATCAAGGATATCAAGTCTTATATGGAGAACAAATTTTACAACACTTAAAACCTAGACAGCAACAAGAAATCAAACAATCTACACAAAATAATATGGAGCCTATGGCATTTTCTCTAGGAGGAGGAGGTAATTTTGGAGATGTTGTTTCTGATCAATATAGTTTTTTAGACCAAGATCCTGATGATTTAAAAGCTGATGGTAATGGCGGTATGAGACAAATGCATAATTATGTTGATTTAAATACTGCTTTTAATGGACAATTTTATAATTCTGGAACAGGAGAAGATTTTAATACTACAATTAAGGGACAAAAAAAAATTAGTGATGACGCGGCTAATTCACAAATGGAACAAAAATTAAAACAAATGCAAGAGCAAAGAGATGCTGACATTAGGTCTATTACTGGAAATAGACCACCAATGAGTTATTGAGTCGGGCATAGTTTGAATAAATGCCCCCGATTCAACCATTTACAACTTTTTACAAAAATGAGACAAACTCATTTTAAATTTTGGTCAGTATAATTTATATTAATTTATTTTAAACCAATTTAAAAAGATTATTTGAACATAAATAATGTCTAATATATTAACAGCGTTTAATGATCATTTTCTTGAATTTATAAATGATGTTCAATCTGTGTTTCCAAATGATCCTGATATTTTATCTGCAAAAAATGCTCTAACTATGATTCGAAAGGCTAACCCAAAAATGATTGTTAAAATTTGGAAGACACTTATTGCTGATAAATATAAAAATCAAATTGAATCAAATGATATTTCATTTTTTTTAGAAAAAGATTATTCTTCTGATATTTCAACATCTAATAATTCAGACAAAATTATGGAAGCCATTGATAGATTGAGGGAACCTATCAGAAATATGGGTCCAGATAACCAATCAAAAGTTATGAAGTATATACAAAATTTAACAAAACTTTCTCAACTATGTGAATAAAATAATTTATTTCAATATATATATATTCTTAAGTTTGACTTAAATAAATTTAATATATATTAAATAAAATGTCGACAGAAAATTCCGTTCCTGAAGAGTTTGTAAAAGTAATTAGAGATTTTGTGGGGGATTTAAAAATAACATTTCCAGAATATGTACCATTTATTGATAAATGGTGGAAAAACAAAGAAGATTTTAATTACTTTGATAATGAAGAAGATAGAATTCAAGCATATGAAAAATCTGAAAAACAATCAATAAAACTTCTTTTTGATTTTTGTAAGAAGAAATTTCCGCCAAGATTTTTTGATATTTTATATCAAAATGACGATATGTTTAAGGAAGAATCAGAGATTGATACTGAATTTTTCCCAAAAATTCATTTCAAAAATTTATGGCAATGTGATATTTCACAAAAAACACGTGAAACCATTTGGAAATATCTTCAACTTATTTTATTTTCAATTGTTGGCACATTAGACAATAAGGATGCGTTTGGTGATACTGCTAAGTTATTTGAAGCGATTAATCAAGATGAATTTAAAGGGAAACTCCAAGAAGCATTAAGTCAAATACAAGGATTATTTGATTTGAGTGGAAACTTTGGAGAGAATTTGGGCGAAGGCTTGAACCAAAGTGACTTGCCAAATGCAGAGCAAATTAATGAACATATTACAGGTATGTTAGACGGTAAAATAGGACAATTGGCTCGTGAAATTGCCGAAGAAACTGCTAATAATTTAAATATGGATTTTGATGGGGCAACTGACATGAAAGATGTATTTAGTAAGCTGATGAAAAATCCTACAAAACTTATGGGTTTGGTTAAGTCTGTCGGTGATAAATTAGATTCTAAGATTAAATCTGGTGAGCTAAAAGAATCTGAAATGTTACAAGAGGCTACTGAACTTATGAATAAAATGAAAAACATGCCAGGAATGGGAAATATTCAATCAATGTTAAGTAAGATGGGAATAGGTGGATTAGGCGGATTAGGTGGAGGTAAAGTAAATACTAGTGCGATGGAATCTAACCTTAATCAACGTTTAAAAATGGCAAAAACTAAAGAAAGAATTAAAGCAAAAGCTGAAGCTAATGCTATAGCTAAAGCAGCCGCTCAATTACAGTCACAACAATCACAACAATCACAACAATCACAACAATCACAGCAACAAATGAGTGTTGAAGAAATATTAAAATTTATTGAAGGCGAAGAAAAACCTGAAAGAACACCAAGAGGAACTAAACCACCACAATCTTCAAATAAAAAGAAGAAAGGGAAAAAATAAATATATATAATATATATGTCAAGTTTTCAAATATATTATGTATATAATCATAGAACAATACAAAAAGTAGCAAAATATGGTGTTAATTTAGATATAAGCGTCCAACGTGGAGATAAAACAATAGATGAAGTATATAATGAAATAAAATCTGATAAAAATTTTTGTCGAGAAGAAGTTTCAATTAGTTATAATCATTTCTTAGGTATAATTACAAATAATATTACTTTATACGCTGTTTTAGATGATAAAATAACAGGCGTTTTATCTTTTGAATTTAATATAAAAGATGGTAAAAACGTAATTATGTTCGAAGGAATATGTTCCCCAAAAATATATACTGGACAAGGTATAGGACAAGAATTAATAAATACTTTAATAAGAATTGGAAAAGATAATAATTTTAGAGCAACGCGTATTTTAAATGCCGACTTGGTTAATCCTTATATACTTTTAATGTTCTTCTTTTTGTATATTTTCTTTTGTTTGTTTTATTTTTATAGTAATCTTTATTATAAGCATAAATAAAGTAATTTTTATAATTTTCTTCTTTAATTTTATCAATTGATACTTTTACACTTTTTTCTAATTCTGTAAATGTATTTGGTTTGTCTAATTTTACATAATGTTTCATCTGGTTAAAAAACTGCTCTATACTATTCAGTCTTGGGTGATAAGGACAAGTATAAACCAAATA